TTACCATCTTTCTTTCCAAAACGCATGGCATATTTCATATATTACCAACGCAAAACCCCTCGCCGTGCCCTGCATCTAATATCATATCTGTTGCTTGGTACTTACCATTTGCATAATGCTGGGAATATGTAGAGTCAATGTATTTTTTTAATTCTTTTAATGTTTTATCTTCTTCAAACTTATAATCTAAGCCATCATAAAAATCATCGAGCCAATCTTCTAACTTCTCTGTCATATCTAGTCCTTATTTAAACATATATTGGCTAGTTTATGAACAAAATCTTTCATTAAAACTGCCTCTAAATCAAACTCTTCTTGAGTAAAATATTTTTTTGTAAAATCTTGAGTGGTAATAATTTTATCTGCAACTCCCAGTACTGCATATATTGGTAAACCAAAGTTATATTGTTTAGTAAGCCAAGCACGTTGTTGTTGAGATAAATTAAATTTTAAATTTGTTGTACATCGGGCTGGCCTTTTGTTTATGTATTTATATTCTATAAAACAAAACCCACCAGGCCCTGAATAAAAAGTGTCGGGTACTCCTCCGTGATACGGATCATTTATTTTCCACCTAAAAACTTCTTTATCTAATAAAGAATGAATCTTGGCAATGAACTTGTGCTCTGTCATGGATAAGTAGTTCCAATTCCAACACTCCCAGTTTCATATAAATATCAATCACTTACAAGTCATGCGTACACGTGCGTCACTATGTGACGTATCAGTGTACGCACTATCCCCAGTTAGGCTCCTTTAACAGAACCGTAAATTCCCTTTGCGAACTCATAGTCCGCCTCTAAAACCCATCCTTGATTTTCTACAGACAAATTCCAGAACTTTTGCGCAGCTCTATTTTGAGTCTGAACGGCGGTAAGTTTCCAAAGAGAGGAGAAACGATCTCCACCCAATTGATTTATTTGGGTGTTCCATTCTCTAGATACTCTTAGCTTAGACGAAGAGAAGTCCATAATAAAAGCAGTATTGTTTAATACCGCTGTATCTGGATTCTTACTTAATAGTAAATGAGATTGGGTTTGAGTGATTTCGTGATCTTCTAACGCAGCTCCCTGTGCTTCAAGATGTTTTGTTGCAGCCTCATAAGATTCAAATGTGCCGATTAAACCGCCACCTTTTTCTCTTTTACGCCATACAACATACTCTTCAGTAAAATGTATGTTAACAACATACAAGCTCTTACCGTAGTTTTCTCTTGTAACACTGTTTATAAAGTCGCCAGGTTTGGCTCCTTTAATATGATCCCCATGGTTTTCATCAACTTCATTATTTAATTGTTGAAGTAATTTAACACGGGGGGTTTGTAGATGGTCTCCAGTAACATTCTCGTTACCTAACCCAGATGCTCCTTTAACATGTGCAGGCACAGAGGTAGAGACTAAAGATATAGCATTTTCTGCCATTTTACGTTCTCCTTGGTTCGTTTTTATTTGGATCTGAAATTAACTTTGGTTAACTCAGTTGCTTTTACGCCTGGAACAGAGCGTCCCATTTGTAGAAGTTCTCGGAAAGCTACAGCTGACATACGTTTTTGTATAAGTTCAAATTGCTTTGTATCAAGCAAGTGTTTATATACCGCATCCCAGTTTTCAACTGTAGGTACAATTTCTTGTTTTATTGATAAAGTACAACTTTCGTTACCCACTCTATCTATTCCTTGTTCTTTTAGAGTAGAAATAATTTTTGCTTCAAGTTCATACTTTCTAGCTTTCATACCTTTCTCTCTTTCTTGTGAAAGTTTAATGGCATCTCTTACTTGAGTAAGTTCAGTCAGTAATTCGTCCATCGTTTTTGGTTCTTCGTGATCGCTAATCATTCCGTTTAGCTCATTTATATTCATTTTAGTGTAGTACCTCTTTGGTTGGTTTGATAAATATGTGAACGCCATCAGCTAAGTCTATGGCATGTCTGCTTGCCTCTGTCATTAACTCCTCAAAGCGTTCGGGTAAGTTTGCATCTTCATTTTCTAAAGCAATAAGTTCTATGATTACAAAAACTAAAGCTGCAGCTAGGACATCTGGCTTATATGTAGATAGCTTTTCCATTTGTTCTTGGTTTAGATGCTCAAGAAATATCATTTTGCTGTTGTCCATTATTTAACTCGCTTAATATATGTAATAGGTTTTCCATTCTGCCTAACTTAGTATTAAGTTTAACATAGACTTCTTCTTCCCAAGTATTTTTAGCTGAGATCAATATAGTTTCAGTTTTACTTGTTTGGCCTGCTCTATAAATACGTCTATTAAATTGTTGAAAGTGTTCTGCATTGTACGTAGGACTACACCAGATGCATGTGGTTGCTCGTGTAAGCGTTAGTCCGTGTCCTGCTGACTGTGGGTGGGCAAACAGTACTTTAAGCTGTCCTGCTTGAAATCTAGCGACTATATCTTTACGTTTTTGTGCTGGAACTGAACCGTCAATAAGGTCATAAGATATTTTCTTTTTCTTTGCTATTGTTATTAATGCGTCACGTTCATGTTTCCAATTAAATGCAACTAATGAATGTTTACGTTCTTCGACTAGATCCATAACTAAGTTATATCGGTCTTGATGAAAATATTGAGCAACTCCATCTTGATCATAGACACCGCCTGATACTAATTGTAATAGTTTTTTGACCCGTGCCCCTGCGTTTACAGCATTAATGGTCCCTTGTTGTGTGTATAACACTGATTCATCAGCAAGGGTTTTATACATACGGGCCACGGTCGGTGACAATGTAGTGTAAACATTTCTGACAATCTTATCAGGTAGATCAATACAATCCTCCAAGGCGTGGCGTATTGTAATGTCTTTTAATTTATCAGCTACAACTTCTTCAATCCCTGGTTTGTCTTTCCATTCATTAGCAAAGCCATTGAATTGTGGAGTGCAAACTTGGTTTCTAAAAGAATAGAAACGATCTCCTAATCTTTTACCGTCATCCACAAGTAAGGTTGGATGCCATATATCTAGGATACTATTAGTGTTAGGAGTCCCAGACATGGCAATCCTATTATTAAAATGACTGATAATAGTTTTGAGATTCTTAGAACGCTTTGCTTGTCGGTTTTTAAACGCGGTAAACTCATCAATAACAATCGTATTGAAAGTGTTAAGAAGGTGTAAATTTTTCCGTAGAAAATTGACTGCTTCGAAATTTGTAATGACCATTTGGTAGGATGAATCGTTGAAAATTTTGGCTCTATTCTTTGCATATGCAACTCCGTATTTTATAGTTGGTTGAAACTTAACTATGTCTTCAACCCAAGCTGCCTCTAGAATAGATAAAGGAGCTAAGACTAATGTTTTACCTCCTAGTGTAACGTGAGCGTCTAAGACGGCACGTGTTTTTCCTGTACCAGGATCAGATGTAATTAAACATCTGGGATTTTTGATAACAAATTTTGTTGTATCAGTTTGGTGCGAGTACGCCTCGGGTATTTGAGTGTTCATAGTTCATGTTTCTTCGTTAGTTGTTATTGTTATATTACCTTATTTTATCCCCCATTGGCAAATAGGATTTTCTCCTTTGCCATAGGAACACCATCTACAGGTAGTTTTAGATGGGATTTGGTGGAAATTTAGTGGCAGTTGTCATTGTAACTGCGCGATTATGGAGCGTGGGCATGAACATCATAGCCTCATCTCTAGTATAAGCTTGTCTTGTTACCTCACCATGGTCTAAATACCATAGTTCGGTTTGAGCGTGTTGTAAATCTGGGAACTTAAAAAATGTTCCTATTGCGTATGTTAGGGCTTGTTGTGCGTGTGAGATTTCATTACCAAACATTTTACCTGTTTTATAATCTATTACACGAGCTGAAGTTTCTGTTTCATGTAAGATTGCATCTAATTTTATACGCCCCCATACATCAGGGGCCATCCAGTCGCATGGTTGCCATTCTACTGTAAATCCCCACTCGCCTTCTAGTTCTACATGTCCCTCTTCAAATTGATGTTTTAAAAGAATGAACTCGCTTTCAAATTTTTTTAATGTATCAGGCATTTCAGATAGCTTGTCGTTTACATAATCTTCAGCCTGCTGGTGTATTTGTGTGCCACGTTTAGCGGCAGGGCCGTAGTCCTCATGTACGCGTTTTACTTTTGCGATGTAACTTCTGTACGCACAGGTTTCAAATGTTTTTAGAGTGGAGTGTGACCAAGCTGGAATAAGTCCCAGTTCATCTGGAGTCTCAGGCTGTTTTACATTTTTAGCATCAGGCCGAGAAGTTTGAGTTAAATCAGTCAATGAATTCCTTTATCAACTAGTGTTATATCTTTTTCGTCAAAGTGTTCTGTAATTAAAGATTGTTTCACATCTTCATCTAAGTTCCAAGTAATTACTACACCACGAGGCGCTGAAGCAAACTTTCCTTCTCCCATACGTTTACGTATTGGGTTTATATTTAAACGACTCATAGCTTTTGTAAAGTCTCTAACGGATAAACTTTTATTGCTATCTGTTAGCACATCATAAAGTAATTTTAAGTGTTGCATTGGGACAACAATTTCTTCCCCTGCATTAACAATCCAGTTCTTAATGTA